TCCGTCTATATTACATACAAAATCTGAAGCATCTCCTTCTATATATCCTTTTATATATGCGTCAACTAATTTATCTGCATTGCCACCAGCAAATGCTTTGAGCCACGGTAAACGTAAATAAACTTGATTAGGACTTAAATTTATAGGTTCTTCTTCTGCAACAGGTGTAGATGCTGATGCTGCTGGACCAGAATAATTTATACCACCTACTAAAGACTGTGATTCTTGTATTGCTCTTTCTTCATCTTGATAATATCCATTTGATTCTAGTTCTGCAATAAACCTTTTACCATCATCTGTTTGGTCATCAACAGTTATAGGTGTAAGTTGGTCTCTTCTAAAGTATGAACGTATAGCCATTATCCCATCCTAGTATCTCTAAGCATGTTACCACCTAAAGAAGCTGATATTTTTTCTGCCATTTGATTCATAAAATATTCATTTCTTTGATTATAAGCAGATGTCCTATATTTTTTTCTAGCTTCTATTTGTGATAAACCTATTCCTTCAAGAAAAGTTTCATCAAGTTCATCAGCTACTTCTCCAAATGTTCCTTGCCAAAAGTTTTTATATGGACCTACTACCATAGAATAGTTTAAATTTTTACCTCCAAACTTTTCTCCCCATATTGGGTCATTATCAAACATTTGTTGCATTGTACTATTAAAAGTACCTTGGTCATTTGCGTAAAGTTCTACCAAGTTATTTTGTTCCTCTCTTGATAAAGCATTCCAACGTGATAAACCTATATATCTTATAGCTTGATTTTGTGCAGTAATACCTTGTGTAAAAGAAGCATTTGATTGATTCCATGTAGGATTATTTAATTCGCTTCTAGGTCCAGAAAATATCTGATAATAACTACTATCTTTTCCATAATCAAAACCTTCAATTCCTAATACAAACCCTAAGTATTCATCTAACAAAGTGCTAGTTATTTTACCTCTAACTGTTTGTTCTAATAAATTTTTATATAATTCTGGATTTTCTTTTTTAAATGCATCTGCGTTTATACCAATGTCATTCATTGCAGTAACAAGTTCATTTTCTTTTGTTCCAAGAAGTTTTGCATACTTTTGATTAGTAACTGATTCACCATTTAAATTAAATGATAAAGGGTCATCACCACCAGTTAATACTGTTGCATTAAGAAAATCTAATTGTCCTTGTGTATAACCTGTTGTTAAACCTGCTCTACTTAATTGTTCAGATGTTAAAGAAGTACCTAAAGCTAATGATTGAAATAATAAAGTTAAGCCAACAGCTTCACCATTTATTTCATCAAACAAAAATGGATAAGATGTTTTAAGTTCTTCAAAACCTTCAAATACAAAATCAGAAAAATTATTATTTGCTTGTGGTGCAAACTTACCACCAATATTAAAACCTTGCATTGTAAGACTAGCATCTTGAATTATTGTTCCTGGAGGTGGTGTGTTTGATAATGTTGGACCTACTCTATCTTCACCATCTGCTGATACACCCCAATTTGTGTTATATCTATTAGCAGTAAGACCATTAGCAATATAAGATATGTAAGCTGGATAACCTACTAAAGTTGATATATCATAAGCAAAATAAACTACTCCATCTTGTGTGTATACATAGTCTGCTACTAACTTATCACTGTGAACCCAGTTTGCTAATCCTCTGCTAGGTGCAGGTTTACTTGTAGACCAACCATCTCCTAAATATAGTTCTAAGTCATTTCTGTCTATTTGTCTTTCTTCACCATCTTTATATATTGTTATCATTTTTGTTCTTCTTTATTATATACTTTTTCCATAAAATCTAACTGTGTTTTTATAGGAGTTCCTACAACTTCTTTTACTTTACCTTTTATTACTTCACCTAGTTTTCTAAAATACTGAGGTACATCGTTCATAGGGTCAAAAAAATCTGATTCCATAGTAATATTAGTTTCTCTATTAGATTCTTGTTCTACTTTTTCTGCTGTCCAATATGGTCTTGCATCAGATACACCATAAAGTTCTTGTAATGCTCTAGACCATAATTGATTTGTAGCATCATCAGGTATCATATAGCTACCCACTTGTCTAAATATTCTTTTTACTTCTGTTGGAACAGTACCGCCATTATCTGTATCATCTTCATCTTCAAAATCAAAATTAGTAAATGTACCTTCTTTGTCTAACCTATTCATTGCCCAATCAGGAACTTCACCATTATATTTTCTAGCAAACTTTTTTTCTTGGTCTTCTCTAATATCCATAGCATTACCTTTAGAAATAAGTTCTAAACCTTCATAAGTTCCTATATCTCCTTCAAGGTTACGTAAAGTCCAAGGTCTATTAAAATAAACTAATGTTGCGTACATTAGTTCTTTATCTGAAAAATCATCAATCGATATATTTGGACTATTCTTTATAAGTCTTTTAACAGTTTCTTCTGCATGATTTAAATCTAATTGCAATATCTCTATAGCTTTCTCTCTATCTATTTCATCACCTTCTTCAAAGTCAAATGTGTTTGTAGCATTAGTATGACCAAAACCAATAGTTAAAGTTCCGTTTACATCTTCATATGCCTTAGTTTCAAATCCCTCTAGCTTTTCTATTTCAGCAATTAATTCTTCTGTTAATTCCATACTAGTTTCCTGATTGATTACCAATGGCTGCCAAACTAGCCATAATGTTAGCAAAAGACTTCCTATATGCTGCATCTGCTTGACTCCCTGCTATTAAGTCTCCATAAGTATCTCTCATGAAGTTATCAAAACTTGTTGCCATAGCTGATGGTATATCTATCTCTGCTTCTAATGCTGTAGGTTCAAAGTCTCCAACTCTTCCTTGACCTGCAAGTCCTCTTCTTCTCCTAGCATCTTCAAGTTGTATCTGCATATTTTTTTGTCTAATTTCAAAATTTTGTTTTTGTAACGAATAATCTTGTTTAGACCAGAAGTCAAAGAACTCTTGTAACTCTCCATCTGATGCTGGTCTACCTAAACCATCTTGTATAGCTGATGATATGTAACTACTTGCATTTGTAAAATTAGGTTTGGTGTAATTAAAAATGTTTTGATATGCATTTTCTCCACCATAATTAGGTTCAAAAGCACCAGTACCATAACCGTAATCTGCTAATGAGTCTTTAAAAAACTCTTTAAGAAACACATTCATATTTGCTGCTGTGCTACCTGGTGCAAGTAAAATACTGTATAAGTCTTCCATAGTCATACCATCACCATTTAAATTAAATCTTGACATAGCAGATTCAATAGCATCTATTGTTCCACCAGGGTTATTATCTAGTACACCATAAACAAATGTAAAAGGTTGTAAGAATCCTGATTCAACTAATAAAAGTTGTGTATCCATAATGTCTTCTGCTGATGCATTTGCAAACAAAGATGTTGCTAAACCTGATTGATATAAAGGCATAGTGCCTTGTGATGTTGCTTCACTATATACATCTAAATCTAATTGTCCAATACCATAATAATCTTGTTCGCCAAAATAAGTTCTAGCTCTAGCTTGTTCTGCTTCTTCAGGTGTCATTTCTATACCTGGTCCAAACAAAGCACCTTCTGTAATAGCAAATCCTTCATCTATAAATTTTTGTACATAATCTTCACCATACTCTTTATCTATAATTGAATCTAAACCTGCTAGGTACGCCTCTGCTGTTATTTCATTCTTATCTAATTTATCCATTAACTCTTCTGCTGAATCTAAATCTATAGCCATTGCAGCTTCTGTAATGTAGTTAACATCGTATGATTGTTTATTTATATATGCTTTATAAGCTAAATCTGCTTGGTCTGTATATCCTGAAGATATAGCTGTGCCTACAATGTCATCACTTAAATGGTCTAATCCTTCTGGTAGTATTCCTTTTTGATGTAAATCAATTAATACATCTGTGCCTTCTGATATTATTGTTGCTGCTTCTTTTACTGCAGGTGTGTCATAAGATAATGATTGATAAATAAAATTAATATTATCTTTTACATTTGGTGGTAACTCATCAAAAGGTACACCAAATTGTGCTTCTGCCCATAAATGATACTGAGCTAAACTAACATCTGGTACTTGTAAATCTTCTTGTTCTAACTGTCCACTTTCTCTACGACCAAGAAAATCTATAACATCTCTACTAAACTGTCTTACAAACTGGTCTTCTCCCAAAAAGAATATACTTAAAAATTCATTAAATAATTCTGTATTAAATGTTGTAGGTCTATTTTTGTTTGGCAATTTAAATTCATATCCACCCCAACTAACATCTTGTTTAGGTGTATCTTTGCCCAGAATAGAATCTATAACCGCTTGTTCTTCTTCTGTATATTGCTCAGACATTAAATATCTCCTCCATAGTAAGTAACTTCTTCTTCTACTTCTACTCTAAATACATCGAAATACATAAAGTAAAAGTCAGGATTTTCTAGCATAATCTTGTTTGCAACACCCCTAAGATAAGCTCTATACTGAGAGGCTTCCGCTCTACTTAATGTAGCATTTAATCCATACTCTGATTTTATTACATTCATAACTCTTTGTCTTGCTGTAAGGTATTTAATAATTCCTTTTACTGCAGGTAAATCTTTAAGTGCTTTTATTTCTCCATCAGGCATTGTTATTTGAGTATCTCCATCTCTTTGTACCATGTCAGTTAATTGGTCTATTTTTGCTTGTGTAGTCAAAGAACGTGGTGCTGTAGATGTATCTCCATAACCAGGGAATTGATTCTGTAATTGCAATCTTACAAGATATAATTGTTCTACTCTTTTTTGATATGGCAAGTTAGCATACATTGGACCATCCATAATTACTCTTCTAGCATGTTCGTAGGCTAAACTGCCTTGTGCTTGTCTTACAGCTTGTTTATATTCTTCTGGTGATAAATCAACTCTATCTCCATCAGAAAATGCTTTGTTCCAAGCCTGCCAATTAAATTCATCTAACGGACTATCAGGGTACATGTAGTATGCAACATCAGGATATTTCTTAAATACATCTTCGTTTAATTGTTTAAAGTAGCCACCTTCATCTGTAAAAGAAACTTTTCTAATTGATTTAGATTTAGAAGTAAGTAGAGCTGTAGGTTCGAAACCAAATGTTTTTATAAACTGTGCAATAGCTATAACTCTATCTCCACCAGCTTTAGCTAACATTTGATAGTAAGCATCAGACAATAAAGTTTGTGCAAAGTATTTACCTTCAGGGTCTTCTTCAGTTTCTCTAGGGTCTAAATAAGCTCTGCCTCCTGGTCCTATTTCATAATCATATTGTAAAACAGCACCTGTAGGAGCTAAAAATTGTATAAATGCTCTATGTAATAAACTTTGTGTAGCTAGTCTTTTAGCTTTTTCTAATGATGCAACTTCTTGTTCTGGTGTTGAATCATCATATGTTTGTGTCATAAACATAGCTCTTTGTATTTCTTTTACTTGATTTGCATAAGCTCTAGAGAACTCTGCATCATTAGAGTCTCCTGCTACTATAACTTTTCTAAACCAACTAGGTATAGCTTGCTTTGCATAAAACATTGGATTTATCATTTCTGATGGACCATCTACTGGTCTACCATAAGGAAAGAAAACTTTATCAATATCAGGAGTTGAAGGTAACATAGCTGATGCAGGTATCTGTGCTAGTGGTCCAAGACCAGGTATAATATCTCCAGCAACCATATTTAATCCGCTTGCATATCCCCTAAGTTTTGTATTTACATTAGGTATCTCTGTAGTTTCTTTTCCTGTAATAGGATTCACACCTAATCCATCTGAATCAGGATTCTGTAAACTTCTGTCTAAATCAAATATGTTATCAAACCAATTCATGTTGTACATTTCTTCACCTGATTGTGGGTCAGTTGTAAAGAATCCTTCTTCTTCATACTCACCAAAAAGACTTGGTTTACGCATAGCCTCTACAGTTCTTTGTACTTTTCTACCAAATAACATTTTTTGTCCTCGCAACAATCTTGACCATGTACCTGCTATTTCAAGATAAACTTCTGCGAAAGGCATTGCTAATCTAAGCATGTCTGTAATTACGTGTCTTTTATTTAAATCGTATAGTAAATCTTTTGTTTCTGTTAAAGAGTATGCTTTTGCTAACTCATCAACTTGTCTTAAATCATCTACACCCAATAGTTTTGAAGCATTAGCTTGTCCCATATTTTCTAAACTCTTGATATATTTTCTTGCTCTACTTCCTGGAAGTGACCTACCCATAACAGTTTTAGCTTGCTTAAGAACCACAGCTCTTGCAGCATCATCTAGATTTGCATACATGTTTTCTATAAATCTCCAATAAAATTGTCTAAAAGCTGGAGAACGAGATAAATCATTTGTAGTAGAACCCATGAGACCAGAGAACATTGTTTCTAATGCTTTGTCATATTTACTAGCTACATCACCTGTCATGTCAGTTCTTGATGCTTTGAAGTGATGTGTGTCACTCCACACACCACTCTTTTGACTTCTTAACCAATTAGTGTATTTTTTATGCTGTGATTCTGACATTTCTCTATTAAATTTAAGTTTTACTTCTTCACCCTTATCAGTAATTTTTATAAATTGATTATCTGCTTTTGCAATATGTCCTATAAGTTCTTCATCACCAGCTTCTATAATCGTATATTTAATTACATTGTTTTCACTTTTAACAGTAGGTTTTATAGAATTTTCGTCCCATACATTGCCAACAAATTTACCATCTGGTGTATATTCAGCAGCTCTGTATCTACCACCTGTCTTATCATGTATTCTTGCAACAATAGAATCTATGTA